CCTACTATACGATTTTTTAAAGAAGGAGAACAACAAGATTATAATGGAGAAAGAACTTTAGATAATATTATGGATGCATTTAAAAAATTTATAAATTTACCAGTTAAATTAACTAAATCACTTTTTGTTAATTCTGGTGGTGCTATTAACAGTCCTTATTATAAAAAATATCTTAAATATAAAAAAAAATATTTATCTATCAAATATAATTAATTTTTTATTTTACTCTTTTTTAAATATTTTAAATATTATAAATAATATTTAAAATATTTAAAAAATTGAAAAATGTAATTTATAATAATATAAATATATTAAGATAACAATAAATAAATGAATTTTACTGATATGAAAATAAAAGAATTTATTGATTATATAATAACATTTAATAATATAGATGATATAATAGATATATGTAAAACATCTTCTGAAAAAGGTATTATATTTGAGAGATTATTTGATGTTATTATAAAATTTGGATTTTGTGATATATTTAGTAATACATCTTATTATCATTTAATAGGTAATTCAAATAATGGGAAACTTAAAATTTTAGAAAATTTTAATCAATATTTAAATAATAAAATATATAGTGGTAATTCAAGTGGATGTTCTGATATTACATTACAAAATAAATATGATAATACATACATATTTATTAGTTGTAAATATCCAAAATCTACTGAAGATATTAAAAAACAAAAATCTGTTGATTATTTTGATATTCAAAATATTATTGCTATGGCTACTAAAAATAAACATATTTACACAAAATATAAAATATATTTAGTTGTTTCAGATAAAAAAAAAGTATTAAACAAAGTTAAAAATTCTAATAAATCAAGTGAATATATTATTGAACATATGACTGAAGATAATATTTTAGATATAACTGATTTAAATAAATATTTTTTAAATTTTAAACATGACATAATTAAAAATAAAAATAAAGATTGGACTGAATTATATTTATCATTTAGAGAAAATTTAACTTTACGATTTCATCAAGAATTAATTACACAAAAAACGAGTGACTTAATTGAACAAGGTAATAAATCGTTTTTGTGGGGATGTAAATGTAGAAGTGGTAAAACTTTTATGTTTGGTGGTATTATTTTAAAACAATTTAATATTAAACATCAATTAAATGTTTTAATTATAACACCTGCACCAACTGAAACTATTTCACAATTTACTAATGACTTATTTAATAAATTTAAAGATTTTGATAATTTTAAAATTCATCATATTGAAGATTCTAATATGATAGATTCTATTAATTTAAGTCAAAATAATATATTTATAATATCTAAACAACTTATACAAAATTATATTAATGAATATACAATAATAAAAATAAAAAATTTAAAATTAGATATTATAGGATTTGATGAAAATCATTTTAGTGGAACAACTAATTTATCAAAAAATATATTATCATCATATTCTTCAAAAAATACTATTAAGATATATTTAACTGCAACATATAATAAACCATTAAAAGAATGGAATATTTTACCAGATTGTCAAATGTATTGGGATATTGAAGATGAACTAATTTGTAAATCTATTTTAATTGATAATAAAAACATAGATAAATTAAAAGAAAAACATGGAAATATATATATTGAAAAAACAATTAAATATTTTACTGATATGGGTAAAACATATAATGATATTTTTGAGTGTTATAAAAATATGCCCGAATTACATTTAATAACAAATATGTTTGATCAACAAAGATATGAAATATTAAAAGAAAAATTAAATAATGAACATAAAATGGGATTTAGTTTTAATGCATTATATGGATTAAATAAAACAAAAACAAAATTTAGTTTTGAAAATGAAGTTAAGACATTTTTAAGATATATATCAGGTTCTCATAAAGAAGAAGATGGAGATAAAACAATATTTACACGAATTAATTATATATGTTCAGAAGTAAATACTCGTCATCCATTTACTCAAATATGGTTTTTACCATCAGATAATATAAATGATATATCAAATTGTCTTTTAAAATTAATGAATGAAGATTTAATATTAAAAAAATATGATGTATTATGTGTAAATAGAAAAAATAAAGATATAGCAAAAGATATAAAAGATGAAATAATTAAAAAAGAAATAGAAGCAAAATCAAAAGGAAAATTGGGATTAATATTATTAGCAGGAAATATGTTATCATTAGGAATAACATTAAATTTATGTGATTTAGTTATTCTAATGAATGATACATTGTCATCTGATAAAGTTTTACAACAAATGTATAGATGTATGACAGAAGGAGAAAATAAAAAAATTGGATTTATAGTAGATATGAATATAAGTAGAGTATTACATACATGTATAAATTATACAGTATATAAAGAGAATAAAAATATAGATGAAAAAATAAAATATTTGATATATAATCGTTTAATAAATATAGATATTGATATGATGTTGAATAAAAAAACTAATTCAGATATAATAATTAAAAAAATAATAGATATATGGAAAGAAGATCCAGTAAATAATTTTAAGATATTATTAAGAAAATTAGAAAATGATTTTGAAGAATTTGATAATAATACACAACAATTAATAAATAAAACATTCATAAAAACTACAAAAGATGATAGAATAATGTTAGAAATAAAATTAAAAGATGATAATGATGAAATACAAGAATTACCAACAGGTAAAGAAAAAGTAAAAAATGAAGATGAACAAAAATATAATAATAGAAATAATGACGAAGAACAAAAAGAAATACATATATCATTCACAAAAGATGTATTACCATATATAATACCATTAACATGTATATTAACAATAAAGAATTCAAATATAGATTTTATAAAAATGTTAAATGATATAAAAGAAAATCCAGAATTATTAGAAATATTTAATGATCAATGTTTAATATGGTGGAATAAGAAAGATTTAATAGATATTATAAAAGAAATAATAAGTAAATATTTTGATAAAAAATCAAATACATATAATATATCAATACAATTTAAATTATCATTACAAGATTTATTAGATAAACCAAAAGAATTATTAGAATTAATAAATGAATGTTTAAAACCAAAAGATATTGAGAAAAAACAATTTGGAGAAGTATTTACACCAATAGATTTTATAAATAATAAAATGTTAAAAGATATAGAAAATTATTGGATAGAAAAAAATAATGAAAATATATGGACTAATGAAAAAATAACTTGGTATGATCCAACTGCGGGAATAGGAAATTATTCTATAGCAATTTATTATAAATTAATGGAAGGATTAAAAAATAAAATACCAAATACTAAATTAAGGAAACAACATATAATTGAAAAACAATTATATATGGGTGAATTAAATAAAAAAAATTGTTATGTAATAAGACAAATATTTAATATAAATAATGAATACAAATTAAATTTATATGAAGGTAATACATTGAATATAAATTTAAAAGATATATTTAATATTATTAAATTTGATATAATTATTGGTAATCCACCATATAATGAAGAATTAACTAAAACTGGTGCAACTCCATTATATAATAAATTTATTGAATATTATATAAATAAATGTAAGTTATTATCTTTTATTACTCCTTCAAGATGGTTTGCAGGAGGTAAGGGGTTAGATAAATTTAGGAAAATGATGATAAATAGAACAGATATATTATATATAAAACATTATGATGATGCATGTAAAATATTTGGAAATAATATTGATATAAAAGGAGGGGTAAATTATTTTTTAATTGATAAAGATTTTAATGGATTATGTGATTATAATGGTTCAAAAGTTAAATTTAATACATTTGATGTTGTCATTGATAGTAAATATTATGATTTAGTAAATAAATTATTAAAATATGATAATTTAACTAATATATATTTAGGTAGATATTTTGGTATTGAATCTAATGATAAAAATTTAACTGATGATTCGAGTTTAATTAAATGTTATGTATCACAACAAAAAGGATTTATTAAATATATTGATAAAAAATATATTAAAAAAGAATTTAATTTTTATAAAGTTATAACTACACGTTCATCATATGGTGCAAATAGTGGTTTTGGTAATACATTCATTGGGAATATAAATGATATACATACTGGGAGTTATATTTCATTTAAAGTTTCAAATGAAAATGAAGCGTTATCATTATTAAGTTATTTAAAATGTAAATTACCTAATTTTATGTTAAGTTTAAGAAAATCTTCACAAGATATAAGTGAATCAACTTGTAAATGGATACCATTACCACCACTCAATAAAGAATGGACTGATGAAGAAGTTTATAAATATTATAAAATATCTATAGATGAAATAAGATTAATAAAAGAAGCTAAAATTAAAAGTTATTGTGATATTAAATTAACCAATATAAATAATATATATTGATAATTCAATATTAATTAATTTATACCCCTAAATAAGATAAATTACATTTTACTCTTTTTTTAAATAAATATATATGAAATATATATTTATTTAAAAAAATTGAAAAATATAATTTAGTTAAATTACATTTTACCCTTTTTTAAATAAATATATATTTATTTAAAAAATTGAAAAATATAATTTAGTTAAATTACATTTTACTCTTTTTTTAAATAAATATATATTTATTTAAAAAAATTGAATTTATAAACAATTAAAGTATTTAAATATAATTAAAAAAAGGATGGCGTGTCATCAATCCAAGAGTTCAGAGGTGACTGATATTGAAAGTTTAATAGATTTAGATAAAACAAAACCATTATTTTTAGATAAACCAGAATTATTAGTAGAAATAGTAAAAGAGTATATAAACAGTGATATAGATACAACTAATAAATTAAATAAATTTATATTAAATATGAGAAGAAAATTCAATATATCATTTGGTAATGTTCAATTATTATACGGATATAGATTAGCAATAAGAAATAAAATAATAGAAGATAAGCCAAAATTAAGACAATTATTAAAGAGTAAAATATGTAGAGAACATTCAGGAATAGCATCAATTACAGTAATGACAAGTGCATATCCAAAAACAGGAGAAAAGATAGAAAAATTCAGTTGTAAATATGATTGTCATTATTGTCCAAATCCTCCAGATATGCCAAGAAGTTATATACCAGAAGAACCAGCAGTCGCAAGAGCAATAAGAAACAAATTTAATTGTATAAGTCAAATGAGAGAGAGAATTACAGCATTAATTGGTAATAATATTGAGGTAACAAAATTAGAAATTCTTGTATTAGGAGGAACATGGTCAAGTTATTCAATTGAATATCGTGATGAATTTATTAGAGATATATTTTATTCTGTTAATACATATTTTGATAAAGAACCTATAAGACAACCATTAACAATAAAAGAGGAACAACACATTAATGAAACATCAGTATGTCGTATAATAGGATTAACAATAGAGACAAGACCAGATCAAATAAATAAGAAAGAATTGAAAATGTTAAGATATTATGGAGTAACACGAGTTCAATTAGGTATTCAACATATAGATGATGAAATATTAAGAAAAGTAAATAGACAATGTTATACAGAAGATACAATTAGAGCAGTTAAATTATTAAAGGATTGTTGTTTTAAAGTTGATGGACATTTTATGCCTGATTTACCAGGGAGTAATCCAGAGAAAGATTATAAAATGTTTGAATATATATTTAAGTCACCATATATTCAAGTTGATCAAATTAAAATTTATCCAACTACTATTACACCTTATACTAAAATAAAAGAATGGTATGATAAAGATGAATTTATTCCATATGCGGAACAAATAATAGAAGTAGAAATAAATGGTAAAAAACAAAAATCAACTCCTTTATTTGAATTATTAATTAATGTTCAAAATATAGTTCCTTATTGGATAAGAATTAATCGTATTATTAGGGATATTCCAAATAGTTGGATTAATGGAGGTAATAATGTAACCAATTTAAGACAATTACTTGATACAGAAATGCAAAAACGAAATATTATATGTAAATGTATTAGATGTCGTGAAATTAAAAGAAAAAATGTAGATACTAATTTAGCCCAATTATTTATAGAAAAATATGAAAGTAGTGAAGGAACTGAATATTATTTAAGTTATGAAACATCCGATAGAAGAACATTATTTGGATTTTTAAGATTAAGATTAAGTCAAAATGCAGGAGCAGATATATTTGATGAATTAGAGTATCGTGCATTAATTAGAGAAATTCATGTTTATGGAAATACTGCAAGACCAGATGTTGAATATTCAAAAGGAAATGCTCAACATATGGGTTTTGGTAAGAAATTAATTATTGAAGCAGAAAATATTGCAAAGAAAGAAGGATTTGCTGGTATTGCTGTAATTTCTGGTATTGGTGTTAGAAATTATTATCGTAAATTAGGTTTTATTGATGGAGAATATTATCTTGTAAAAGATCTGATCTAAGTTTTAAATATTTTTTTTTATATTTATTATATTTATATTTATATCCACCTGTTTTTATTTTAGATACATCATTATTTCCTATTATATCTAAACATGTATATTCCATTGAAAATTTCGTTGGTTGTGTTTTTCTTATATATTCAAAAAATTTATTTAATACTTCTTTATATTTATTAGTTGTATCAACTTGTATTATTTTATTATTTAATTTGTTTATTTTTTTAATTATATCATCATCTACTTTTTCATATATTTTATCTGGATATTCTAATTTAAATGTATTTTTATTTGTTGTTATATATTCTTCTAAAAATATTTGTGAATATATTAAAAACATAAATGATCGTGCAATTGTATATTCAAATAATTTTGATTTTTGTTTAAAAAATATTTGACAATTATCTTCAAAAAAATCTTCATAAAACATATATCCCGATATATATAATATTTTAGCAGTATGATATAATGAATATAATATTTCTATTTTTAATATTTTACTAAATAATTTATAATCACCCATTAATTCTAAACTTAATATTATACTATGTATTATTGTTGTGTTTGTTTGTGCTATTATTTCCCAAAAATTATAATTATCATTTATTAAACATATTTTTTTACTTAATGTTTTTAATTGATTTTCTTGTAAATGATGTAAATAAAAATTATTTTTTAATAATAAAGATGAATCTAATCCTAATACATGACAAAATTCATGTATTATTAAACTTAATATTTCTGGTATTTTACTACATACTATTATTATATTTTTTGAATTTGAATTTAAATATGTATATCCTGATGTGCAATTATATGTTCCATTTTTATATTTATTAATAAGTTGGTCCATTGTGTATTTTTCATTTTCAATATATCTATTAACTGGTATTAATACTAAAAATACTTTAAATAAATTTTTTGATAAATATTTTGTTCTAATATTATCTAAACAATAATAAATTATTGTATTTATTCTTTTAATTATTAAATCTAATAAATCTGTTTTATCTTTATAAAATAAATTTATTTCTATTTCTATTTCTCGAATTTTTAATAAAATTATATGATGTGTATTTAAATTTATATATTCCTTATATATATCTGAATTTTTATTTTTTATTCCATCTATTATATCTAAATAATCTAAATATTTATTATGTTCTAATTTAGTTTGTTTATTTTTAATTATATTTGGTTGTTGTATATAACATTCCTTAAAATATTCATATGTTTTTTTCATTGATTCTGATGTTATTAATTTATTATAATTTATTTCTTTAAAAAATAAATCTATTAGATCACTATTATGATTCTTAATAAATAAAATATCATCTAAATTCTTTTTTGATACTTCTGTATAAAATGAATTATATTTTAATAAATCCATTATATTAATAAATTATATTAAATTTATTGTTTTGACATATTCTTCATTGATTTTATACAATTTGAACAATAAAATTTATTAGCATATTTCATTCTACTACATCTTATACATGTATGATCATTACATGTATTCAATCCTGGTAATTTATCATATTTTACAATATTTGGAAATATTGGATATCCATATATATAATGAATTATATCTTCAATCATAATATTTATATTTGAATAATATACCTCACCTGTAGTTAGTATTGTTGGTTTTCCTATCTCTATTAATGGAATTTTAATTTTATGATAATATAAAAATATTCTTGATAGTGTTTTTATTTTCATATTAGTTAAAATTATAGGTTTATTATAATATGTTATATTATATATATATTTTATATATTCAAAATCACCTAAAAATTTATTTTGTTTTATTAATTTTGATAATTTCATTATTTTACTCCAATACCATGTTTTTATATATTTATTATTTGTCTTATTTTTACATGCATTACATGTATTATTCTCTAAATTTAATGATTTGATGTCTGATACCAGACCATCAATTATTGAATTATCATTATAATAATACTTTTCGTAAGTTTCCATCTTAGTAAATTTATTATTATATTTATTAATTAGTTTTATTATCAATTTTTTAAATAAATTAAATGAATATAATTGCATTTGATGAATAAATTACTTTAAAAGTTTTAGTAAAATATATATCACCGTATTGTTTATTATTAATTCTAATAACAAATGAATTAATTGAACTATTAGAAGGTAATGGTTTATTAAAAGTTTTAGTAATATATTTTATAACATCTTTCCAAAAAATAAATCCATATTGTATTTCTGGAGAATTTATATTTATATTTATTTTAATAATATCATTATTTTTATTTATTTTACTAATGAATGGTTTAATAATACTTAATTCATACATTTTATATATATCAGATATTTGTTTAGATAAAGTTATTAATCCACTAATTATTGTAGCATCAAATTGATTTATTTGTGGTATTAAAATATCACGCATTCTACCTCTAACACTCCATTTTGGTGTAGAATCTTCTAAATAAGGTATATTAATTTCATGAGCAAATTTAATAATATCTTTTTTTGATATTTCTAACATTGGTCTTACTATTAAACAATCATTTTCTACACAAAATGTATCCATTCCTAAAAGATTATCAAAATTACGATTTTTTGATATATTAGAAAATATATTTTCAACTGAATCCTCTAAATTATGACCAAGAAATACTGGAGAATTAAATCTTTTATACATATCAAATCTCATATTTCGTGTAATTTTCTCATAAAAATCACGATCTGGTTCTGTTTCTCTATGTAATTCCCATATGTCTCTTACATAAAATTCTATTGTATAATTTTCTGTATTCATTGATTCTAACCATTTTCTAACAAATTCTACTTCAATATCACATTTATATCCACGATTATTATAATTTATCATTACGCATATAAATTTATATTTTTTAATTCTACATATACTATTTATTATATAACTTGATACCATTGAATCTACTCCACCTGATATTGATAATACTATTGTTTTATTAAATTTATCTGCTGGTATTTTTTTTATAATATCATTAAATATTTTATAATATTTATTAAAACATGTTAATATTCCATTACATTTTAAATTTTTACTACTTTTTTCATCTAATATTTCAATTATATCTTTTTCAGATATATTTATATTTATCTTTTTTGGTTGTATTTGTTTGCTTTTTATTGATGAATAGGATGTTAATGTAGTCTTAAAAAATCTTATATAATATTTAGAATCAGATTCTTTTCTATATAATTTAATCCTATCTATTACTATTTCTAAATTTTTAACATCAAATGTATGTCGTAATGGCATTAATATAAAACATCTTTGTTGTGGTAAATAATTCATATCTTCATTATTATTTATTATTTCATTCACTATTTTAATTATTTTTATTAAAAAATAATTAATTATTATATTCTTATCTTTATCGTTTCTATAAAAATGTCTTACTAACTGATCACAATATATTATATATCCTAATTTCTGTTTTTTATTATCTATTATTATTTCATCCTTCATTTCTTCAATATATTTTTTGTATTTATTTGTTATATACTCATCCTGATATGGATAACAATTAAACCAAAATGTTTCACCTTCTACTGAAAACCAAAAATCTACTATTTCCTCTAATATTGATTTTATTATATGTCTTTGGTCTGACATTTTATTAGATTATTATTATAATCAATCTGTTAAAATATTTTGTTTTCATTTTTTTTATAAATAGTCAATACTAATAGGTTTTCCTTGAATTTTAAGTTTATAACAAAAATCTTTAAAATCTCTATAACTGAAAGTTCCAACAGGTAAATTATTAATAATAATAAAAGTTCTATGTTCTGTAATTGGTAAATAAGTTTCAGTTAAATAATCTTCTAACATAATTATATCTTTATTATTAACAATATCTTGAACCATATATTCATTATTATTATTTGGTAATAAAATAGGGTGATCCCAAGTTAATGATAAATCGCTACTTGGAATATATTTACCAATAGAATTTTTTTTAATAGTAATAAAACCAGTTTTAATAGAATTATTCATTTTAATACGGATATTATTTAAAATTTTAATTTTATTATTATTAATATCAAAAGCAATATCATTTTTACATAAATTTTGAATAAATTTATAACCAATAGAATTATCTACTTTAACTTTAGCATTAGGAAGAATACAACAGAAACTTTTAGATATACTTGCACCAAATGGTAAAGATGAATTAAATTTAATAGAAATATCAGACAAAGTAATTAAAGTAGAAAAAGGAATATATCTAGTTTGGTCATAAGTGGTAGATAAATAATTTAGACCACATAAATTATTTGATAATACTGAAACTAGTGGATTAACAAAATCAGTAGAATTTATTTCAATATTAATTAAATTCCAAATTAAAGTATTAGTTGATGTAGGATCAAATAAATTAAATATTATTGAAGATATTTCTCGTTTAAGATATAATAATGGAGAATTTTCTAAACATGTTGCAAATAAATTTCCTATAAATGTATAATTTTTTGGTATATTTTTTAAATCTGTATTTAATGGATTTACTGAATAATTTATTGGTGTTGATTCTATTAAATTATATGATATTATTGATTTTCCTGCTGTAATTAATCCAAATAATGTATTTGCATGTGAATCATCTGATGGGAAACTTTGACAATTTGTTAAATTATCATTTATAAAAAATGTCATTATATTATCTTCTGTATTTATTAATAAAACTACTTGTAATGGTGGTTCATTTATTCTTGCAATTATCATATCTGCTAATCCATATGATGTAACTGTTTTTGATATTGTTCCATCTGTATTTAAAAATGTTGCTGTATTTATTATATTTCCAGTTATATATATTCTTCCCAATGAATCTATATCTATATCTTTTTGATATAAATTAAATTGATTATTAAAATCTGTATCATTTACTATCATTACATATTTCCATTCTCCAATATTACTAATTTTTGATACAAACATACTATATGAATTTATATTACCTGTTACTGTTATACTTACACTATTTGGAACATTCTGAAATTTCCCATTTGTTGGAAATGACCCAATCATATATATTTCATTTGGATAACATACTCTTATTCTATTATACATTTCACTATTAGCAAAATTAACATTAGTTTGAATAACTGAAGCCCAAATCCATTGATTATTAAATAATTTAGCAATAAACATATTTTTATCAGAAGATGAACCAGTACCAGAAGTAATTAATAATGAACCAAAATTAAAATTATTAAATTGTGCAGTAGTTTCAGAAAATACTCCTGAAACATATATATTATTTAATGGATCAATATCTATACTATAAAATTTACCCTTAATACTTGACATATTTGTTATATTTAATATATTTCCACTAATATTCATTTTAGTTATAAATCCACCTTCTTGATATAATGTATCAACTAATGATAAGTCATCAAATGTAATAGTAGAACCAATATAACTACCAATAACATATAAATCATTATTAGTTATTTTTAAATCATAATTTATAACTCCATCAAGAGGTATATTAGAATCAGATATAAATGGATAAGCCCAATCCCAATTTCCTAAATTATTTAATTTTGCAATAAATCCTTTAAAAGTTAAAGGAGTAAATGGACCATTTAATATTAAATTACCAATAGTAATATTATTAAAAATAAGATTTTCACTTGAAAAATATCCACATAAATAAATATTATTTGAATTATCAGAACATAATCCAAATGAAGATATTGGATAAAATGCACTATTATTACCAATAGCAGTTTGCCATATCCAATTACCTGAACTATTTATTTTACTTAAAAAACAGGTAACTCCTACTAATCCTAATAATACAGATTGAGATGAATCTACTGATGTAAATATACAATTATTAACAAATATACCAGATAAATATATATTATTATCATTGTCTTTATTTAAACATAATCGTTGTTCATTAAAATTAATATTAGTATCTATTGTTGTAATCCATTCCCATACTCCAAATACATCCATTTTTCCAATAAAAACTGTATTACTGTTTGTATTTGTAATAGTTGTTAAATTACCATCTGCACTATTAAATGTTATTGTTGAACCTCCAATAGTTCCTGCAATATATATATTATCAGTATTATCTACTACTAATGTATATCCATAATCATTTCCATCACTTCCTCCATTTAATGCATATAACCATTGAGGTTGATTCATATATTATTTATTTTATAAAATATTTTCTATTATAATATTAAAATGTTATATTACATTTTAATATTTTTATTAATATTATTATATTTATTTAAAAATAATTATGAAAATTTTTGGGATATAGTTCCTTATAAATATAGTTATAATATGTTTAAATGTTTTGATAGTGATTGTTTATTAAGAAATAGTTATATATGTTATAAATATTGTGATGTTATTTCTGAACCTGGAGCAAAAGGTAGATGTCGTCAAAGATGTTCAGATTATGCTGATATTCAAGCAGATGTATTAAAATTTAATAATTATAATTGGAATATTATATTACCTAAATGGTCTAAATATGCATTATTTAATAAAAAAGATCCTGATGTATTTATTTTATAATGTTGCTCTAACTTGGGGACTTGGGAATTTTACTTCATAATCTGAATAAAATTTACTCCATGATGGGGTTATTGTTGTTACTTTTTCTCCAAATATAAATCTATCATAGTAATTTGTATATGCCCAACCATCACATGTTTCTTCTGCTAATGGTCCATGAACATCACCTGGAATACATTTTTTTTTATTATCTTTTAAACATAATCCACAATTAGAATAATTCATACAATCTTTTTCTGATAAATTATAACAATCAATTGCTGTTTTTCCAACTTCTAATTGATTCCATGAATCATTATGTTTTCCTAATTCTCTATGTTTAAATAATTCATCACTATATGTTTCATTTAATTCGTGTGAATATAAATATATTCCATATATTAAAAGAATTATTATTATTGATATTATTAATTTGTTCATATTATTAATTTATATTTTATTTTTAATTCATTTAAATTATAATATTTTATTATAATTATTTAATTATATATATTACCTTATTACACCATTATTTATATTTTTTAGAAAAATATAATAATTAATTTCTTTATTAAATTAAAATAATGATATATTTAATAATTATTTTAATTATTTTAATAATTTTTTTAATTTATATTAATATACCTAAAAAAGTAGAAGGGTATTTAAATACATTTAATGGAAGAATGGCTATTGATGATCAATATTTTTATGATCAATTATTTGATGATGTATTTTATTATCCAAATGAACCTGATGGAACAACTGGATGGATTAGATGTAAAACTGAATGCACTGGTAAATGTGTAGAATTTGGTGTAACTGGTAATTCTTATTGTTTCCCTTATTAAAAAATTAATTAGTTTTTATATATGTTCTTAAAAAAAGATTATAATTAAACATGTTATGTATTGGGTTTGATAAATAAATCAAAATAAATAGGTGTAGATAATTTAATAGGTATATTTTTCATAAAAATATAATTATTATATACAAAATTATTAGATAATAAGAATTTTCCATTAGAATTTATAATATGTAATAATTCAAAATGAGAAGTAGTATTATTATCTAATTTATCTAAAATTAAAATCATACCAATTAAATTATTATATTCAATATAACCAAACATATAATAAAATTAAGAAAAATATTTACGAGTAGTTTCTTTTCCAATATCAAATAATTCAATTTTTTGTTGTTCAGTTAAATTGAATTTAGTTAAAGGAATATTAGGAGTTATTATAGTAATTGTTCGTTTAGTATAATTAGAATTATTATAAACTCTTTCATTTTGAACTATAAATATATCAATTAAAGAGACACTATAATTTAAAATTCCATTTATATTTGAGCGATTATTTATATCATTATAATCATCAGGAGTCATTATATGAAAACCTAATACTTTCATATTTAAATGATTGTGTATTTTTCGTTGATTAGGAATATCATCATCAAATACATGAATTGGATAATTATCTAAAACTCCTCCATCAATATAATAATCATTTTCATATAAATATGGTTCAAAAATAAATGGTATTCCCATTGATATTCTAATTGCAGTTCTAATTGGTATATTTTTAAATTTATCATTAGAATTTAAGGGATTAAAATAAATAGTTTTTTTTAAATTAACATTAGTTCCAGTTATAACTAATTTTATTTGTTTATCATTATATAAATCAATTATAGTATAATCTGAATTTCCAGTTTTAGTTTTAATTAATTCACCTAATAAATTATATATATAATTTCCTTCACATAAACCATAACTATTATATAAATTATATACTTCACTTAAATAACATAATTTATCATCAACTATTCTATTAAAATCAATATCCATCATAATTTTTTTTAATTCATTTGGTGTATAACCAACTGCTAATAATCCAGCAATTATTGAACCTGCACTTGTTCCTGCTAAACCTTTTAATTTTAAAGTATTATTTTTATATAAAATATTTAATTCATTTAATATTTCTAAAGCACCACAATAACTAATTCCTTTTATACCTGCACCAGAAAAAACTAAATAATCATATTTATTATTATTATTTAATTCATTTTCAGGTATATTAATATTTTGAGAATTGCTAAAATAATTACCCATAATTATATATTATAAATATATAATTATATAATTTAGATTATAAAATCAACCATAATAATAATAAAATTATTAATATATATTAATGAAACTATTTAAAAGAAAAAGAAATTTAAATAATTTTGTAAGAAAAGGAATATTAATGGGTTTAAATTATCGTGGAACAAATAATCAATTAAATGGATGTATTAATGATACATTAAATTTAAAAAATTTTTTAGTTAATAATAAATTTTTCTTAGAAAATGAATTAACTTTAATGAATGATGATTGTAAAGATGAATTATATCCAAATAAACAAAATATGTTAAATGCATTTGAATCATTAGTAAAATTCGCAAATGATAATTCTGATAAATCAAATATATATATGTTTTTATCATATTCAGGACATGGAGCATACATTAGAGATACCTCTGGAGATGAAGATGACGGTAGAGATGAAGTATTATGTCCATTAGATTGTGATACAAATGGATATATTGTAGATGATTATTTAAAGAAAAATTTTATTGATAGATTACCATCAAATGTAAATTTAGTATTAATGATTGATGCTTGTCATAGTGGAACAGCATTTGATTTAAAATATAATATGGTTGTAAATAATTCAAATACATATAAAATGACAAGAGATACACATAGTAAATGTTCAGTAGTAATGATTAGTGGATGTACTGATTTACAAACTTCAGCAGATGCATATATAATGTTAGGAGGAGCATCAAGATATACATATCAAGGTGCTATGACTGCATCCTTTTTAGCAAATTTCAAATTAGGAATATCAAGTAGAACATTAGTTCAAAATATGAGAGATTGGTTAAAAAAGAATGGATATACACAAGTTCCTCAATTAAGTAGTGGTAAATTATTGGATATATTAGGAAAATTCCCATTAAATGATTTCAATAATTAAAATTTATTTAATATAAATTTTAATTAAAAAATATAAAAAATATAATAGAAAATATATATAAATAATATGGAAGATATAATATTTTTTATAAATGGTTGTTATAATGTAATAAATAAAGGGACAATATTACGTCCTAAATATGAATATATAATAAGATTTTTAACTGAAACACGAAGAAAAAAACAGATAAAAATAATAATATCAGATAATAATAATAATAATTATGGATATGAAACAATAATTGATGGATTAACATTAATTAAAATAAATGTTACAAAATTTATAGATGATTATAATTACAATAATAATAATTATGTAAGATTAAATTATGAGGTTTATATAGAGGATATAGATAAATATATATATAATGGTAGTTTTCCAATAATAACTGAAAATTATAAAGATCCAATAAATTTTATAATAGCATCAAGTAATTTATTTAGTAATAAATTAGGATTTTATTATAAATATATTAAAGAAAAATTAGTAAATAATAAAATAGATTTAATAATACATAATGGAAATTTAATAAATGGAAATTATGTATATAAAAAATCAATTGGAAGAAATTTAAATATTAATAATGAATATCGAAAATTATATCAAGAATTATATAGTGATAAACATTTTGGAAATATATTAAGAAATTGTTTAAATATAATGAATATTGGAAATTATGATATACATAGTTCATTTGGATGTATTAATTCAATTAAAATTAAAGATAGTAATATATTTAATAAAATATATAAATTTGGAATGACAAATTTTTTGAAATATCAATATCAATTAACATATGATGTTGAAGAATTAGAAATATATGAAGGATTAAATATTTTTGATATTTTAAGAGGTAAAAAAGATATATATAATTATATTGATATTGGTGATAATCGTATAATATTATTAGATGAACGAAATGAAGTTTATCATAAACAAATATTATTTTCAAATGAACAAATTGAATGGGTTAATAATTTATTAAATACAAATAAAGAAATTTTTATTGTAAGTAATCGACCAATTGGAAATATATCAAAAATAAGTTCATATATATATGGATTTATAAATGGAGATTATAAAGATGAATTATTACATCCATTAAATTATGATAGAACAAATTTATTAATTAAATTATTTATTGAATATTATAAAAAAAATAATACACCAATTAATATATTATCTGGAAATGTTAATGATTTTTATAGAAATAAAATTATTTATGAAGATATAACTATTGCTTATCAAATTGTTTCTGGATATAATGATAATAATATGTTTAATTCAAGTATTATGGCATTTTTAGATGATTATTTAATGAAATATGATAATTTAAAATTCTCTAAAAAAATTAAAGAAAAATTTTAATAATAACCAGTTTTTTACTTAATTTTTATTGTTAAATATAATAACAAGTATTATATTTAACAATAAGATTAAATATAATAATAATTATCCTAATATACATTAAAATAATTATTAGTATATTTAATCTTGTCTCTAAATATAATAATAATTCTTCTAATATACATTAAAATAATTATTATTATATTTAACAATAAGATTAAATAAAAAAATAATTATTATTTAATAATAATTATTTTTTTATTTAATCTTGTCTCTAAATATAATAATAAGTATTATATTTAATCTTGTCTCTAAATATAATAATAAGTATTATATTTAACAATAAGATTAAATAAAAAAATAATTATTATTAAATAATAATTATTTTTTTATTTAATCTTGTCTCTAAATATAATAATAAATATTATATTTAACAATAAGATTAATTAAAATTATTATAATTATTTAATAATTATAATAATTTTAATTAATCTTGTCTCTAAATATAATAATAATTCTTCTAATATACATTAAAATAATTATTATTATATTTAACAATAAGATTAAATAAAAAAATAATTATTATTAAATAATAATTATTTTTTTATTTAATCTTGTCTCTAAATATAATAACAAGTATTATATTTAACAATAAGATTAAATAAAAAAATAATTATTAAATAATAATTATTTTTTTATTTAAT